GCCAATCTTGAATCGCTGGAAGTTCTTCCTTGCGGTAGTAGACAGTGACCGAAACAGCGTTATCTGCCCATTCGGTTTGCATCTTCTTCACCCAGTCAAGTTGCTCAACTGCTGTCATGCTCGCGGCAAGAACTGAACCCTCTGGCGACTCGCAAGGGAAGTCCACAACATAGCGCGTGTGGTCTTCTCTGCCATCAAGGCCCATGTCCCACTGAACTTTGTACCCACGCTTGCGACAGGCCTCTACAAGAGGGTCTGACGAGCCAAAACGGACACGGCGGGTGTAGAAACGAGCGTACGCTGGGTGGATTCCTGGAGTCACTCCTGGGAGCAACGACAATGTCCCAGATGGCTGAACGGTCGTTAAGCGGACCGATGCTGGGATGTTGTTTGCATCAGAGAAACTCTTATCAAATTCTTTGAGCGCGACATATCCAGGGCTGAGCCATTCAAGTTTTTTGGGGTCGCACTGCAAGATTCCTGTTACAGACTGTCCAAGACGAGCATTCTTGCGAACAATTGAAGTTGTCTTTTCGTATGGATAATCCATGCGGGTAATTTGCTTTTGAACCTTGTAGAGAAGTGTTGAAATTTCAACAAACTGCTCGTATGACTCAATGTTTGGCAAGAACAATGTTGCCAAGTTGCATGATTCACCGTCGGCAAGTGCTATTTCGGCACATGGGTTAAATCCCTCAATTGAGTTGTCTACATTAACCTCTCCAGCGCGTCCATAGCGACGAGCAAGGCGACGGTTCAGCAAGCCATAAGGCTCTCCAGTTCCGTCGTAGCCCTTCCAGAGTTCTGGTTGAATTTCTTCGTAGTAGTCGGCATAGATGCTGTTGTTGGAGTTCGCTCGCCATGCTGGAACATTTCCAGAACCCCAGTTCTTTGCACGAAGGAAAAGAACATCATCTGGGTCGCCCATTGCGATTTGCGCAGAACGACGCGAAGAACCAGATACGACGATGCGGCCGATGATGTTGCAAATATCAAGAACATCAATTGAGCGCAGTTTCTTTCCAACGCGATTATCCATCACTCCGCAAATATCTTTAATTCCGTCAATCAATGCACCAGGGCCAGAAGCCGTACCACCGAATGTATTCAATGGTGCACCGTATTCGCGAATCAAAATTGTTGAGTAGGAGAAAGATTTCCCAGTATGGAAGTACGACTTCAGTACGGCATGTAGCAGGCGCTTCCAGCCCTGTCGCGAATCTGGAACAATGATGTCGGCATCATTTGAACGCTCGTGGGTAATTGTCACTCCAGTTTTGACCTTTGGCAAATCATGGATTTTTGAACGCTCTACCGAGAAACCAACTCCGCCGCCGAGCATCAGGTACTCAAACAGGAGTTCAAAGTCTTCAATCTTTTCAATGTTCGTGAAGTAGCAGTTGTTTAGGGAAGTTCCGTTGAGTTTCTTTACAAGCGGAGTTCCAAGTTGCCAGAGCGAGCGACCAGAAAAAGATGCCCGCAAGTTAAAGCAATGGTCAAATAGTTTTTGCGCTTCTTCATCGGTCAACTGGGCGCCAATTTCAATTGCTCCATTGATTACGCGCTGCAGGGTTTCGTGCCAGAGTTCTGTGTCGCCGTTCTCCTTTTTGCGACTATAGGTACGCAGGAAAACAATCTCACCAAGGCCATTAAAGCCCCATGGGGCTGATTTTAGGGAATACGAATCTACAAATGACTGGTCAAGCATGATAGGCCCTTATCTAGTTGTGAGTGGGTAATGAGTTTACACTACCCGCAAATACTGAAAGAGTCTAAAGTAATCCTAATTTTTCCGCTTCGGCAATCGGAATTTGTTTTCCCTTTGGGTGGACAAGAATTTTTGTCTTTGTGAAAGGTGTCAACATTATTTCTTCCCAGATATCTTCTTCAACCAATACCGTTTGACTTTGTTTCAACGATTCAATTTGATTAAAGCCAGCAATGTGTTCTGGTTTTTTAGATTCACCAACACAATCCCCAGTTGGGTGTCCACACACAGGACATGGTTGCCTGTCTGCTCTTGAGAGTGGTATGTTTCCACCAACAAATGTCTGTGCGTAACTATCTTGTCGGTAAAAGGTCATACCAACAGTATACGCCCTCGTATCGGCTCACTCTTATAAGGTGTGGAAACCGTAGGGGTACACGGTGGTTCAATTCCACCCGAGGGCACTAAAACTCCTGAATATGAAATCCAGTGCTTAGTAGGAGTTCCACCATTTCTTCATCCAGGTTATCCACAGTTTCTCCACAGGGATATTTCAAAACTGTGTATAACATTTTTGGATAAGAATATGTTGCTACAACCTCGGCAGCGTTTTGAGAAAACGACCTTAAATTCCCCCAAACCACTTCGCGTCCAATTTTGTATTCATAGGGCATGGCAAACAGATAGATGTCTGGAGTATCGGAGCCTGGACGCATCTCGCAATGCATAATTGTAAGGCACTCGTGCACATCTGGGTCGTTTTCAACAAATGCTTCTGGCAGCGGCTTTTCGTGTTTCTCGTTTGACACATACCCCTCCGCGATAAAAGTAACCGCATCCATGCCCAGTTTCAAGCGGAACATTTTGACCAAATCAACGCATCTTAAAAACCTATCCCCAGGCACTTCTTTCATGTACTGGCTGTCCATTTGGGCACATATTCTTGGCACGGAATCACGCCAAGCGAAAAAATTGAAGGCTAGTTCCTCGCCGATTCCGTCCTCTTTGACAATCTGATTCTTGGCCACCTGGGTTGCCGTGAGCGTCAATGCAATCTTTGAAAAACTGTCTTCGTATAAATCCACTGCCGAACACTAGCAATAGTTTCACTACTGGCGGCGGATAATGCGCTAGGGTTCATGGTTATGGCAACTAAAAAGAAAACAGCAAAAAAAGCAGTCAAGAAGGCTCCAGCAAAAAAGGCTGCGCCAAAGAAAAAGGCTGCTCCAAAAAAAGTAACAGCAGAAGTAACTCTTGAAATTCCTGCAGCAGTTGAGGAAGTTCGCGAAAAACTTACGCAACAAATCAACGAAGCAATTGCGATTGCTGAGCGTAAGGGCATCCTGAAGCGCCTGCGGAGTTGGCTGTCCAAGTAATCATGAGCAAGAACCGCTCGTCAAAGACCTTTAGGTCGCGTATGGCGGGCATTCTTGGTATTTCCCCAACTCAAATCTCAGAGGACGACGCGAAAAAGGCTCGTAGGGCCTTTTCCCTGCATCGCGATGAGGTGAAGATTGCTCCACCAGACTTCATGAAGCCAGAATAGGGAATAAACTCCCGTTTCAGGGTTGTCATTTTTCATTTTTACCTGTAGACAGTAACTAGTACTATCACTAGTTAACGAGGTAAAAAATGGCAAGAGTCCACGGCAACAAATCAATCATGAAGTTTGTAAGAGAAATTGAAAAAATTGGGTTCACGGTTATAAACAAGAACAATAAGTTCAAAATGTACCCTCCCGCACACTTGGGGACTAGGGTTTACACGACTCACGGAACACCAATGTCAATTAAACCGCTATGTGCGGATTTTGAGAAGATTTACGGCGTTGTTCTTGATGCAAAAAACTTCTTATAACGAAAACGCTGCTAATCCCCTGTGGGAAATGCCAAATTTATTGAAGACACATCAACAAACCAGACCGTTTTTCCAAATCTGTCTTTCTTGCTCTTGATTTCACCATTTGGGTAGTTGTTTTTAACCCATTCCGAGATTTCGTCATCGGACATACCTGTCGTTTTATCAATAAAGCGGTTCCATATTGAACCAGCGACCTTATGGCGGGCTAATCCGCTCATTTCGCCTCTTCTTCTTCCATCGGACTGCCGTTGATTAATTCTTCAACAATCAACTTTGCGTAACGGCGGCGCAGTTTCCAGATTTTTCCATTCAACTCAAGCATTGCCTGTGTGTTGCGAGCCTTCTCTGTGATTTTTGAATCGTAAAACCCATACTTTGCAAACATTATTTCATCTAAATCTGAATTTTCAATCAAAATATCCGAAATCCAATGGGCCCTGTCGTCAATTGCCATCATCAAATGACACAGACCCTCATATCCGAAGTCGTTGTAAACCTTGTTCACAACCATGCCGCAGTAGTTAGAGCGAAACATCTCGTCGGACTTGCGCGCACCAGCAATAAAATCACTGAGATACGCTAAAAACTCGTCTCTGCTTGGAATTTCTTCCTCGTCATTAAAGTCTGACATAGATATCCAATCTCGTTTGACAAAAATATTTGCGCGACATGAACATTATCGCATTGCGCAATGTCAAACTAGCGAAAGAATAAATTTTTCAGATTGAACCTTGGTCTTTGAAACCCACGAGTACATATTCATTGACGCATTTGCGCGGTCAAGTGTGTCAGCGTCGCGATAGTGGTCAAGATATTCGCCGATTGCGTTAAGCATTGACCAGCCATTCTCTCCGTACCCGCCAGCGTTGTTTGAATTCCTGTAGATGTCCCTAACGACTGCCCAGACCTGCTCACGATTCTCTTCTTGACGCTGAGTTTCTTGCGTTTTCTTTGGGAATGCGTTAGAAATCACTTTGTCAAGTTTTACTGGATTCATTGGGATTGTCAGGAGTTTTTCTGCCGTACGGCTGAACTCCGTAGCCCACTCCGTAGACATGCGTAGGACCGTCTGAGCCTCTTCCATTGCAGAGTCCGCATTACGGGTGTGACGGGCCGTAAACACGCTCCTAGCGGCGTCTAAGCCTGCGATAACAGTGTTCTTGCATACAGCACGAATTGATGTGTTAGCAAAGGTGATTGGTGTCTTTCCGTTGTGGCCGTTCCTGACGAGCAAAAAGCGCTCAATCTGGTCATTAACCCCAGTTGGGTCAATAACCAGCCCACCGAGGTCAATGCAGGCGAAGAATTCACGACCGCCATCAAGAACTCCAACGGTGTCAACCACTGCGTCACCCTTTGAAGCGCCGACAACATCTAATGCGCGGTCCAAGACCTCGCGATTTTGTTGAACGACAAAACGAGTGCCCACTGTTGATAGGCCGTCAAATGTTCCATTTGGATTAACGCGCACGGTAGCCCTGGAGTCATCAATAATGACTGGGGTTCCGTCTGGATTGCGCAGCATGTTGCCCTCTGCGTCAATTGCAGCCACGCTCGCGAGAACAACATCAAAGTCAGCCTGAGCCGCTACGAGCATCTGCTCTGCCGTGAGTGCGTCTTTGTCCATTGGCTTGCCTAGTCGGTGCCATGGGATTTCCCTATTTGAATACGCCATCTTGGCGCGTCCGTCTTTTCCGATTTCTATGTTATGTGCCATGCAGACATACTATCGGATAAATCTAGCGAAAGGCGTACTACACCATCAAAGGTTTTCTTGACGCAATTATCGGGCTAGGGTGGCACCATGACTACTATCTACGATTTCATAGACGAATCTATTCAAAACTTGCTTTCTAGGTCCATTGCGGGCAAAAAAAACTTCATGAAAATCACAGAAGTTGTTGATTTGCTGCTGAAAATTGAGGAATTGATACCCGAAATCGTCATTGATGGGGACGAATTTGTCAAGTACTTTAAAGGAAATCAGCAGAAGTTGTAATCAGCCCGTAATCATTTGATAGACTAGATGTACTTGCGATAAAGATACATAGCGCGGTAATTACTAGGACGCCGCAGACATATCCACCGATAGCAGGAGAGAAAATTGAAAACAATTACTGGATGGGGAATTTCTTTACTTTTTTTCACCCTTGGCATGGCTATACCAGCCGAGGCGGCAACAGCGCCGACAGTTGATTCATGGAGAGAACCCTCCCAATCAGCACAATTGTCACAAAAACAAGAGGAAAGACGAACGCAATCGGAACCTCCAATCGTGTTTGCCCACGGGGATATTTCTTGGCTTCCCCAACTAGCCGCCGAGGCTGGCTGGCCTAAAAAGACTTGGACAAAGTTGGGCCAAATCATTCTTCGTGAGTCAGGTGGATGCCCAAACCGAATCGGAAGTTCAATCGTTGACAAGAACTGCAACATCACGGGATACACCAAGGCGACCAATAAGTCGGACTCGGGTCTGTTGCAAATAAACGGCGTGAACTGGGACATGAGCCGAAACAAAAACGCCATTGCGTGTGTTCAATTTGGATTCTGCTCCCAGAAGTCACTTCTTGACCCCGTGAATAATCTAAAGGTCGGACGAGAACTGTTTAGGCTCGCTGGATGGGACCCATGGGACCCGTGCGCATGGGGTCCTGAATATGCACATAGATGCAAATAACTAGGTAGGCTCCAGCCATGAATATTCGTGGCGAAATCCTGGTTGATACAGCAAAAATTATTGATGGTGAACGCAATAGTTCGTACGGCGAACCATTTGACGACTTCACAACAACTGCAGAGTTCTGGCAAACATACCTTGAACGCACCATCCTTCGGCGCGGAGGGTTAATCATGAAGCCGCACGATGTTGCGGCGATGATGAACCTACTAAAGACTGCTCGTTTAACATGGACTCCAGAAAATGAGGACCACTGGAAAGACGCAATTGGCTACTCTGCATGCGGCTGGGAGTGCGTAACAAAAGAAGCCGATAAAAAGTGAGTGGTTATAACCCTGGCTTTGATATCAGCCCAAATTTTGATGCCGACCTTGCGTTTGGTCAACAAGGCGAAGAGTCGGTAAAGAAGTTTTTTCAGAGCCTGATATCAGGTTCAAGCGAAGTAAAGACCGATAGATATCGCAATGGCAGGATGGTGGTGGAAACAGACCAAAACCCGTATAACAAAGGGTGGAAAAAGTCTGGAATCAATGTAACCACAGCACAATGGTGGGTCTACATCTACTCGCTTGGCGAAGCATTCGTGATTGTTTCGGTTGAGCGGTTAAAGCGGTACTTGCGCGCCAATCCAAGCCGTTTTAACGAGGAAACAAAGGGTGATTTTGCTCGCAATTCAGACAATCCTACACGAGGCTTTCTGCTTGAACCAGATGAAGTGATGGACATGTTATACAACAACAAGTACGACTGAAATATGGCCTTTGACTATGTAAATTCCTTTTATGAAGGTGGAACTTGGGCTAAAAAAGTGGCGCGCCGACTAAACGACAGCGGTATTCGCTGCCGCGCAACCGAAGTTCAAATTGCAAAGAGCAATGAGGAGCGCGAATTTATGACCAAGCATGAAAAGGACATCGTTTTTGAATGGTCCGAAAACTGTCTTGAGGTTAAATCATCAACCAGAGACTTCACTGATGATGTTCTTTCCTATCCATTCAATTCTCTTTTTGTTGATACCGTTTCTGGCTACGATGCAAAGGTCAAAAAACCAGCAGCATATGTTTTGATTTCACAAATATCGCACGGCA